ATCGGTGAGCGTCGTTCCCTCTCTTCTTTAGCTACCTTAGGAAGGGTAGCCTCGATGATGCCTAAGGAAAAGGCAATCCCACTAGTGTGAGTGGGACCAAGATCGTCATCGGGACTTATCAGGTCGTACCTGTCTTCAAGCCACGCCTTGGCACATACAGCTAGAATCGGCTGCTTTAAAATTGATTCACCTTTTCTTTTTGTCATTGAGGTGAAGGAGTGCGTTGGTATGGCCTTAGGTGGCCTTACGGTTTTCTTTTCTGCCGCAAGGCGCAGGGCGTTCGGTCGTTGGTTGATAACCTCACGTTGGATAATCTTCCGTTCCTCACAAGGGAACAGATCATAACCAAGAGGTGCTTCGGTGACCGGAAAGAGGTTTTCTTGGACCTCCACTTTCTCAGGTATGCAAGTAACAGCATGCCTGAAACGCTTATTTTGGCGCAATAGTCGTATATGTCGACGATGATGTCGGAGCCTTTTGTCTGTTTGGATAGCCAATGATCTACAATTAGATTCCATTGCCAATTTCCAACCTGGCTCCGAAACAGTTGACTCGGATACGAACGCTATTGCGTCACCTAAAAACTTGGTGCGAACCTCTAGGCATTTGAGGTTCGTTTTTTTTTGTAAACGTCCGTTTAGGAAGCATGTGGAATTTATTTCAGCAATCTCTGGAGATTGCATTGACTTTTCCATATTGACTGGTAACCCGATTTTTTTTCCGTGGTATACCATTAGCTTCCGAAAGGACCTTTTTTGTTTTGGGGGATCGCGGGTGAGGAGATCGTCGCCGTTTATTAACAGTGGGTGCGACGTGTAAATTGCCAAGACCTCCTTTGATAGGGGGCACTTACTGCCAGGTTCTGGTAGACCTAATGAATCAGCAAGAGCCATATCAACGAGGGTCTTATTGAAGAGGCAAAGCATAGGGAAGCTCATTAGCGATCCCATAGGCTGCCCCCTCTCACTCCAACCATCCCCCATTTTTATGCTCTCGAGCACGCGGAGACACCGCACTTCTTCCTTTGTCATGCCTTTTCCCTTTGCCACAAGAGTATCGATCATAACTTTTATGTACCCACGGTAGATTGAATCCGTGGCCATACTATAATCGAATGAGTGGTAGTCTCCTCCGGAAAGTGAGGAGACTTTTTCATTTGTCGGGGGTCCGCATAACAGCCAGTTAAATTGGCGCAAGGAAGAGTATAAGTTACGGTGGAGGGGAAGTAGAACAGATTGATTATAGGAAGAATAGAGAGTGACGACGCGTGGTTTACCAGAACTTACTACAAGTTCGACGCGGCACTCATCCGAAAATTCTTCCTCGTTCCAATTCCCCCCCTGCTTCCGCTTATGCCCGAGAGAACCATGACCGTTGGGCACCCTAACAGTTTCGCCGATGTTCCATCCCTCAGGGATATTTAACGATAGGAACTTCGCAAACGTCTTCAGGTGCCCTTCGTCTGGGTTTTCACCCAGCCTTGCCCGTTTTTCCCAGTTATGCAATACTTTACTATATTTTTCTATGTTACAGTAATCGCATGCATCTTGTTCTACCTTTTGAGATGTTTTGATGGAAAGGTAATCTGGAACTGAGAGGGGGGATGCAAATGAGCTTTCGACGGCCTTACGAATATCGCCGCACTCAATTTCCTCGGGCAACTTGTTGATGGCCTTAAGGCCACGATCAACTTCGAGGAGTCTCACACATCGCTGTGCTAACCGCATCTGCCCCTTTTTGTTCCTGCAGTAGGTCGGGTGCATGAATTCAATGTTGCATTCGAACTTATCGCAACATTTATCACGCCTTCCCGCGAGGTATGTGGTGGCAGGTTCGCCACATACGAAACAGACCTTTCCTTCGAGCTCAGGATCTTTTGGCTTAATAGCCCTTAATGCCGCAAGGTATTCTTTCCTTAATTCTTTATGTAAGGGATTGTCGTTAATACTTTGCATGGAAAGACGGCTGTCTAGGAAATCGGACATAAACTGTGGATGGTCGGCCCACAGTTTCATCATACTATCGACACCATTTTGCCGGGATTGTTCATTGTCCCCTGACGAGATATCATCGTACGAGATATCATCTAAGGGATCGGCAGTGTCGAGTTCTGGATTACCAGTCGCGCTTCGAAGGGTCTGGTCATATAGAGGACCATACTCCTTCTTTGCTTCGGAATTGGCGTTTGCTAGTCTAGCATTCGCATCTCCGGGCAACTGAGGAAGATCATCTACGTAAAATAGATCTTCCTCGGACTTAAGACCAGCACGTCTGGTAACTTGAACGGGCCCAACCTGGCCCCCTCCCCTTCGATCCGGGTGCTTAGCTTTTTTAACCGTGGTCCACCCGCTAGTACCACGGCTATGATCGCAAGTTGGGCAGTTTATACACTTGCCCAGGTCAACTGGAGTGCCGCCTATGCGGTGAACTCCGAAAGGGGTGTCAAAATGCCGAAAGCATGATGAACACTCCAACCCGCCCTCCCCCCTTTTTTTATACACGCTATCTATTGTCATCATTTGGGTCGTTGCGTGTACGGCACATTATAACTTAAATCCCTAGGGTAGTTACCCTTCCTTAGGATATGCATTATTCCCTTTGTCATTTCTGACGCCGGCAGGAGGTGTCGCAGTCCCTGTGTGTTTTCTATGCTAGGGGGAATTCCGCCCTTGCTAATCACATCGCGTTCGATATATTTCTGGTACAGCGCTAATTTGTAAGCCCCGTCTTACATTACCAGTAATAAGGCCATCGATCCCCTCACAACGCTGCTAGTCTTCGGACGCACGCCAAGATAGGGACAAGATCCACGCAATTCCGGACAATTTTATTATGTGTATACTGTTGCAGAGGCCATGCAGGCTAACGTCTTGGTCCAGCGGGACGGACAATACCGGCCAAAAGGCTTTCTTGACGTTGAACATTACGACTCCCGTTGACGAGGCCAACTCCCCTCCCAGTCATGTTAGCGGTGGTATACATATACACAATTTTATTATGTCTTTCTTTCTACGCTTCACCCTCCTACCCGACTACGCTCCCCTAAACATTACAGCGAAGACGGTTATTTTAAAACCTTACTACAGCATGGCGAGTTAACCCGGCACTTGATAGCTTGTCAAGTCACCAGTATGAGTGCGGAACACGGAGTTGTCAATTCCGATTATCCTCGTTCCCACCACTGTACAATATCTCCACCGAACACACCCGTTCATAGCGCAGTAAGAAAAAACCCTTACCCACATAGATTTTACGGAAAGTCTTCACTGACTTCCAACCCTATGAGGTATCCAAATGCTTTGGCCCAGCATCAAAAAATGACCCTTCTGTCGAACTACTGAGTAAGCAGTACAACGTCAGTCGATTTTAATAATGCCAGACACCAGCGAAAT